ATATCTTCATCTATACCGCTAGCTGTATACTCTCTGTTTATTAGCTGAATAATAGGCTTTGTCAGCTTTCCTGAGTCTACTAGGCTAGCTGTGTCTATAACGCTCCACACAGGGCCAAGAGACCCCTCTAGATTGAGCTTTGGAATAATATCGGATGGTGGGGTGGCTGTGAATCCGATGCGGTAAAGAGCGTTAGGGAAGCTTCTGAGAGCAGCGAGGGTGGTTTTGCCATTTGCGAACTCATGGCACTCATCTACCATTAAAACTTCGGTTTCTTCAAGGTGCGTTTCGAGGATCCTTTCAATGCTTTGGATAGTGCATAGCATAACATCCCCGTAAATATAACCCTCACCGTAACAAAGGCCAATATTGTCCATCCCGCAATCTTTAGTAAGAAAATCATAACTTTGAGTTAGTAGCTGTTTTGCGTTAAAAAGAAGTACCATCTTCCTCCCAGCGAGTGCTTTCACTAATCCAGCCATAATTAGCGTTTTTCCCGAACCTGTGGGTGATTTGATGATACCCCTCATATCCTTCAATCCTCTCTCAATAAGCTCTTTTTGGTAGTCATAGTATTCAAACTTATCAATTGCGTAGTTTTTACTGTAGTTAGGCTTAGTTTCCCCCTCCTCGTATACAATCTCAGGAGAGCAGTCTATTTTTTTTAAATCATCTAGGATTCTAGAAAGTAATCCAGTTCTAAAAATACCGTTTTTAGCTAGGAAATGTACTTTTCCATCCCACTGTCTTCTCTTATAGGCGGAAGAATATTGATACCCAGGAGCTTTCTCCGAGTATAATCTATATAAAGCATCTAGAACATCAGAATTATCCGTTTCTAACCTTGAATTTAGTGTATTTATGTGGATTTTCATTACACTATTATAGAATGTATCTATTTGTAGATATAGGAGTATTTTATGACAGAACAAACCCCACCAACGCCCGAGGAACAGCTTAACAAAGTCTCAGAACAGCAAATTATTGACAGTATCTTAAAAAATATGCCCAGTAATGATGAGGTTGCTGTAGAGTTGCCTTCTAAAAATAAATTTTATAATTTAGTAGACCCCTCAAAGCCAATTTCTCTAAAACCTATGACGTTTGATGATGAAAGAGCAATGATGAGTAAGAAAAGTGGGGGACGTGACATTATCAATATCCTACTTTCTAGATGTATGACTAACCTGGATGTAGGGTCTCTTCTTCAGATGGACAAATTGTACCTGATTATGAAGCTTAGGGAAATTTCTTATGGAGACGATTATAATGCTTCTATTACATGTGAAAACTGTAAAACAGAAAACAAAGTAAAGTTCCAATTGGGATCTTTGCCTGTTACTTACGTAGATGACGATTATTCCAATCCTATCACTATTGAGCTTCCTATATTAAAAAAGGAAGTTAAGTTAACTTTACCAAGAGTTAAGGATGAAAGTTACTTTAGCACTGGGGAGAAGGCTATTGGTAATCTTTGGAGATTTGTGGAATCCATCGGAGGATGTGAGGCTAAAACTGTCATTTCCAAAGTTATTCCACAGCTACCTCTAAAGGACGCTCATGTTATTTTAGATGCTTTAGGGGGTGCTGACTACGGTATTAATACAAAAGTTAGATTTGATTGCAACTATTGTTCTCACAGCGAAGTAATGGAGTTACCTATAACTTCTGATTTTTTTACAGGGAAATAGCGGGATCATTTAATTTAAAGGAACTGCTATATGAAGCCTATATACTTGTAAAGCATTGCCGTTTTACCTATGGTGATGTTAAAGACATGAGCCGTTCTGAACGAAACGTGTTTTTAGAGTTTTTAACCAAAGAATTGGAAGACGAAAAAAATGCAAGTAAACAACACAGTAGTAGTAGATAGGGGTAATCGTCCTAACCTGACCCAAAGAGTGGGTCTTAGAACCTACTTTATTAATGATGGAGCCTACATTGATCCCTACGAAATCAGTGGAGTTTCTGTTTTTGCTAAAAGTGCTACTTTAAGTCCAAATTCGGTTCTTGGAGCTAATAACAACATCACAGCAGTGCCCTTAATGCAATTTAGTGCATCGGGAGCAACGAGACCAGTAGGTGCTGGCGATTCGGGTAATTTTGATCCATCTAATTATAACCCCGCACTAACAGCTAGTGGTATCTACAGAATTAAACAAGGTGAGTATGTTGTAGTTTTCGATCAGACACTTGCTTTATCAGGATTTGACAGTGTAAACAATGTCCAGGTTGCGGCTGCGGAGGCGAGCACTGTAGGAGACTACGTGGATATGTGGACAGTTAAGCTGGCTGAGGCTTCAAACTATCAAGTATTTACCAATACCTTCACTCTTAATGAAGATACCTTCTTCACCTTCACAGAACCCCTACTATTAACTACAAGTAACAAACTTTTAAATAAGCATGTTAGATTAGGGGAGAAGATTGATTTAAAAATGTCTACCGAGACTACTATCCAAAATCAAGACATTCTTCACTCGGTTCAAAATATCTTTAAGGAGTCTGTGATTACTAGTGCCACTGTGGAAATTAGAAAGGTTAACCAAGACCTCCACTTCGATGGACCCTTCACAGTCTCCTCGTTTGTGGAGACTGCGGCAACAGCCAGCAGCCATCCCGTTACTATCACACAAGATAATACAATAATCTTGAACTGGGACACCACATCCCTAAAGGAATTAAGCTCGTTTCAAAATGGAACATTCGGAAGTTTAACAGGAACTTATAGTGTACAAGCGAAATATACCTTGCTAAATGAACTAATTATAAGTCCACTGTTTTATCTCACAGTGTCGTAAGGAGGTGATTTATGAGATAGTCGTAATCGTACTTTATTGTACGAAGCTCGACAAACCCCTGTAAATCGATGCCTCTCATCAAGGCATCATTCCAGTCTTTAACTTCCGAAGGAGGATGGCAGATGTATAGGTCTGCCATCCTTTTTATGCGTCTAAGGTAATCAAACTTTCCTACCCCACGTTTTCCCGCATCATCGTTATCATACCCTATGATAATCCTGCCAGTAAAGTCTTTCAACGCCTCTACCTGATGCTCTGAAACTGAACATCCCATTGTACAAGTAGCGTTAACACCCTTTATCTGTAGTGAGATCGCGTCAAACGGCCCCTCACAGACAACCACATAATCCTCATCCATATTGAAAGGGTAAAGTATATGAGAAG